AATGCTCCACAGTTTGCCTCATTGCAGGAAATGGAAGACAGTGATTGGCTATACAAAACCAAACAAGTAATATGGCCCGAGGAATGTGTGCGATGCAAAGAGATAGAAGATCTTGAGCAAGATAGCATTAGGATACATACTATTAGATTTCATCAGCAACAAACTAAAAAAGATTACTTAATTGTTGGTGGCGTATTAGATAATATATGTAACAGTGGATGTTTAACCTGTAATGAACACTGTAGTACAAAAATTGGTAGCCTAATGTCAAAAACATATCCCATAATTGACAATACAAATCGTTTTTGGCAGTTACCCGCACATCGTATTGTAAAATTAGATATCAATGGCGGAGAGCCTAGCGCCAGTAAAAACTATCTCTCAGTATTGCAAAATATACCCGCAAATGTTAGAGAAGTACGCATTAATACAAATTGTTCGATTGTAATTGAAGAAATTGAACGCTTAATCAAACGCGGCATTAAGGTGGTTGTTACTGTTAGCTTAGATGGCATAGAAGAAACACACGACTATGTACGATGGCCTATCAAATGGGATAAGTTTTATACTAATTTTATGATATACAAAAACATGCCTGGAATAGAATTAAATACCTGGACTACAGTTAGCGCACTGAATATCCATAACTTTGTAGACATTAAACAATTTACTGCCAATAATCAAATCAATCATTCATATGCATTTTTACATGATCCGGATCCTATTAATGTAAAGTACACAAATACACTAACAGAGCCATATAAAAGTTTGTTTCCTGATATAATAGCAGTTGACAAAGATAATCAAAACGAATTAGATGAATTTATAAAAAAACAAAAGGAATTACGTGGATTATGAAATGCTATGTAGAACTACCATGTAATAACATTGAAATTATTTCAAAAGAAATTTATCAGTTTATTAAAGAAAAAACAGATATATTGAATACAACAGCTTATGGTTGGCACTTTGTTGATTGTAAAAAACTGTTAAACGATGCACCCAAGTTATTTGACTATTTTAAAAAGAACAAACTAGTTCCACGACATGCAGCCGTGACTATAATAACTAACAACACTCATCTTGCCCGACACATTGATGAACCGGCAGTGATAGCAAAAATTAATTTTCCAGTGAGTAACACTAAAGGATGGGCAAATCGTTGGTACGTTGATGATATATTAGTGGCTGAATTATTAGATATGAGCCAACCAATTGTGTTTAATTCCCAAATTGAACATAGCGTAGAACAAACTATAGCGTCTGAAATACCGCGAATAGTAGCAAGTTTTACTTTTTATAATGAACCTTTAAAATGGCTAGAATAGCAATAACAGGACATAGTACAGGCATAGGTCAAGCACTAGCAAAAATATACGAGTCACAAGGACATGAAGTTGTAGGCCTTAGTCGTCGTAATGGCTATAATATTAGGAGCATTCCTAAAATAGTAGATAAAGTAAAAGACTGTGACATCTTTATTAATAATGCACAGGCAGGGTTTGCACAAACAGAATTATTATTTGCTGTTTATAAACTATGGCAAGACATAGAAAATAAAAAAATTATTAACATTAGTACCATGATGACTTTAGAACCAGTGAGCAGTTTACCTGGAATAGAAATGATTGAGTATCATAATCAAAAATTAGCATTAGAGGAAGCTCATAGACAACTCTTACATTTACATAGTTGGCCTAAACTGTGCTTAGTAAAGCCCGGAGCAATAGCAACTCAACCTGGACAAACAAGTCCAAGACCGTTTGCTGATGTTAACGCCTGGGCTGAAAGATTGGTCAGCATATTGGATTCTGGACCAGATTTAGAAGTAGGTGAAATTGCACTAGGTGTAAACTATCCATGAAGAGTAAAGAGTACTTAACTAACCGTAATTTTTGTCCTGTGCCGTGGACTGGCTTGATGTACAACTTTGATGGCAGTATCAAGAACTGTATTAGGAGTTCCGCACCAATTGGAAATATACATGATCATCCCGTTCAAGAAATTGTTAACAATGTAAAGAATATTCATACACGATTTAACATGATCATTAATGAGCCCGGTCCAAGATGCTCTCCTTGTTATGAATTAGAAACTGCAAAGAACAGTTTTGATATTATCAGTGATCGGATATTTTATCTTAAAGAACTTAAAGCAGTTTCACTTGACACATATGATGAACCAACAACGTTTGATCTACATACTGTTGATGTACGTTGGAGCAATCTTTGCAATTTTTCCTGTGTATATTGCAGTTCAGAGTTTAGCAGTCAATGGGCTAGTGAGTTAGGTATCAAGATTAATACCCCAGAAGAAGAAAAGAAAAAAGAATTTAAAGAGTATATATTCAAACATGCTGCTCAGTTAAAACATGTATACATGGCCGGCGGCGAACCTCTATTAATGAAAGAGAATTTAGAGTTTTTAGAATTACTTAAAGAAAAAAATCCTGCGGTTAATTTACGCATAAACACAAATTTAAGCAAAGTAGATACAAGAATATTTGATTTAATATGCACATTTAAGAATGTACATTGGGTTATTAGTATAGAAACTATAGAAGAGGAATATGAATACATTCGCCATGGTGGAAAGTGGACAGACTTTACAGATAATTTAAACACAGTACGAACATTAGATCATAAAGTTTCATTTAACATGCTGCACTTTATATTAAACTACCAATCAATATTTGGATGTATTGACTATTTGAAATCTTTAGGGTTTCACAATAATAGTTTTATTATTGGTGCGCTACTACAGCCCGACTACCTAAATATTAGGCATTTACCGGACAGTATGTTAAACTTTGTTAAGGAAGAACTAACAAAAAGAATAAACGAACATCCAGGTTTTCTATTAGAAAATGGATATCGCAACGTATTAGAGTATATCAATCAATCAACGGAAAAGAATTTAGCTGAATCGTTTGAACAAATAAAAATCTTGGATCAACGAAGAGGCCTAGATAGCACTAAAATTTTTAAGGACCTATATCATGGCAAAACCATTTGACGTATCAAAATTTCGCAAAAACATCACTAAAGCAATTGACGGCATTAGTGTAGGCTTCACTGATCCAACAGACTGGATCTCAACAAATAACTATGCACTAAACTATCTTATCTCGGGAGACTTTAACAAAGGTATTCCAATGGGCAAGGTAACTGTGTTTGCAGGTGAGTCTGGGGCAGGCAAAAGTTTTATCTGCTCGGGTAACTTGGTCAAAAATGCACAGGCACAAGGTATCTATGTTATTCTTGTTGATACTGAAAATGCACTAGATGAAGCCTGGCTACATGCACTAGGTGTAGATACCAGTGAAGATAAAATGCTTAAACTTAACATGGCCATGATTGATGATGTGGCCAAAGTTATCAGTGATTTTGTTAAAGAATATAGAACATTGCCCGAAGAAGGTAGACCCAAGGTATTATTTGTGTTGGACAGTCTAGGTATGTTGTTAACACCAACTGATGTAAATCAATTTGAAGCAGGTGAAATGAAAGGCGACATGGGCCGTAAGCCCAAGGCACTTACGAGTCTTGTTCGTAATTGCGTAAACATGTTTGGTAGTCTAAACATTGGTTTAGTATGTACTAATCACACTTATGCAAGTCAAGACATGTTTGATCCTGATGACAAGATATCGGGCGGCCAAGGATTTATCTATGCCAGCTCAATTGTGGTTGCAATGAAGAAACTCAAACTTAAAGAAGATGAGGACGGTAACAAGATAAGTGAAGTTAAAGGTATTAGAGCTGCTTGTAAGATCATGAAAACACGTTACAATAAACCATTTGAAAGTGTGCAAGTTAAAATTCCTTACGAAACAGGAATGAATCCCTACAGTGGATTAGTGGACATGTTTGAAGGTAAAGGATTATTAGGCAAAGAAGGTAACAGTCTTAAATACACGCTAGCAGACGGCACAGTTATCAAGCAATTCCGTAAGGCGTGGGAACGCAACGAAAACGAGTCGCTTGATAAAATGATGGCAGATTTTGTTGCCAACCCGCACCGAAGTATTATTACTCAACCCGAAGGGGATATTGAAGAATGAGCATTGATGTAGAAGTATTAATTGAAACGTATACTATTCTTAAAGAATATGTGCCTGCTAAAGAGCGTCAAGCTGCAAGTGATACATTAATGAGTATGCTTGCTGATGCGCTCAGTGAACGTGAGTTGCGTGAATTTGGTGGCACAGATGGATACACTAAGCGCAGTCTTGATGAATATGTTGACGAAGAAGAAGACGATCTTGGTTACGAAGATTAAGAATGTGGTATAATCAAGTAGTTGCTGATCTATCAAAAATACCTGACTTCATTGATTTTTATGAAGGCGAACTTGGCGTGGCCAAGACTGAGACCTATATTCGAGGCAATGTAGAAAAGTCCGTGGCCAATCTTCCGGGAATTACTGAACATAGATTCAATCAACTTCAAGAGATTGAAGCTGTTCTCAATTACTTAAATATACAGTTGCGTAAGATTCGTCGTAAGCATTTTCAAAAGTATCTTGAAGGTTATGCCCGTGCGTTGTCAAGTCGTGATGCTGAAAAGTATGTGGATGGAGAAGATGAAGTGATTGACTTTGAAACCATTATCAATGAAGTTGCACTATTACGCAATCGTTGGTTAGGTGTAATGAAAGGTCTAGAAAGCAAAAATTTTATGCTAGGACACGTTGTACGTTTACGCACAGCTGGAATGGAGGATATTGTAGTATGACAACTGATGATATTAGAGAACATGCTAGAAATCTACTAGCAGAATGGTATTTGTGTTTGCATGCAAAACCAAAAAGTAATGCTGTAGATATTCAGATAGAAAAAGATTCCTGCGCTAAATGGGCAGATCATTTGATTAGACAGATAAATTGGGGTGAGGATAATGATGTTGCAGAAGCATGTCATCAGCTTGAGTCAAGACTACTTCATTTAAAGAAAAAAGTCATTATAGAGGTGTTAACAAATGGTACAGTTTAAAAATGCAGAAGAAAGTCATGCCCATAGTCAAGAAGTTCTTAATGTCATATATGAATATGATAGTTTTTTAGATAGTTTAGAATTTATAGCTGATTTTGGTTGCGGGGCCGGATTAGACACCAATTGGTGGGCAACGCTTTATACCAGAGATGATCCGCCCGAGCCTAGAAATTATACAGTTTATGCTGTGGATTCTAACCCCAAACCTTTTAACGCTGAAACTAAAGCACTACCAAATGTTCATTATTTTGAATACGATATTGATTCGCCAGATTTTCTATTACCAAGACCTGTAGATTTTGTTTGGTGCCATAATACTTTTCAGTATATAACAAATCCTGTGCAAACATTAAAAGCATGGAACACACAAATGAATGTTAACGGAATGTTGATGCTAATACTTCCACAACCAGTTCATTATGCTTACAATAGATTAAATGTACAAGGCTGGCACGGCTGTTACCATAATCATAACATAGTTAACTTGATGTACATGTTGGCGGTTAATGGATTTGATTGCCGAGATGCATATTTTCTTAAAGAGGAAAATAATCCTTGGTTATATGCTGCAGTCTATAAATCAGATATTGCTCCAATGAATCCAAAAACAACCTCATGGTATGATTTGGCAGAACTTAACTTGTTAAGCAATACTGTAGTGGATTGTCTAACTAGATTTGGGCATGTAAGACAAGAAGAGCTTGTTACCACTTGGCTAGATAAAGACTTTCACTTCCCGCTGGAATAGACAGCGTAGATATAAATCTGCTCTGCGCTGCCTGGACTCAATAATAGCATTTATAAGTTTACGCATCATAAACCCAAGGACTTTTCTTTACCATAGGTCCACTGCTTTATCCAATGCTCAACATCTGCAGCTGATTTAGGATTTTTGCTTGCTATAAATTGTTCTACGTCGCTTTTGTATTGAGTTGGGAACATTTCTCGTAGGCGTTCTTTGAGACTGTTGAAGTCGATCACGTTTTCTCCTTGTGGGTGATACTTTATTTATTGCAATGCAACATGAATTAACAAATACTTTAAAGCCATAAATATTGAATTATGCGTGAATTAATTAATATCCTAGTTGAAAGCCGTGGTCTTGGTGCCAGGCGCCCCGGAGAAGTCTTTGTTAACGATGCCGGCGAAGAAATACGAGTCAACTCAATTGACTTTTTCCCTGCAGGTGGCGGGAAATTCCAAACTGCTGAAGAAATGCAAGATGCCGTTGATGCAGTTGTACAACAACTAGGTGTTAACCCGGAATCAGTTAATCGTCCCAACGCAGGAACACTAGCATTTGGTGTTGCTGTATTTGACAGCAACACCGGATCTCTTGCCTATCTAAAATACTTTAAAACAGTACATCCTGACCCTACACAAAATGATTGGAATAATCAAACAGGAATCCCGGGATTCAAGTACAATTCAACAGCAGCCAAAAAAACTCAAAGTAGTGCAACACCCCAGGATGTCCTGACTCAGCAAGAAGATTTAACTGCTGAAGCTATTGCAATGCAAGTGGCAGAAAAGTTTCCAAACAGTACACTAGCCGAAGTAGCGATGCATCTGGCTAGAGGTGGAGAGTTACCTTATACATTCGCAGCACCAGTTGAAATGGATATCGCTGCATTCCAAGATTATTTTTGTGAACTTTTGCAGCCAATTGCATTACAAACAGGACAGTACGACGGTGAAGCTCAAGATGCTGAAGCAATATTCTTACCTGAAGGTGGATATGCAACAGCATTGATTAGCTTTGGTAAAAACAAAACTGAAGGACTGAGCGATAGTGTAATGATTGGTCCTGATGGTCGCAAGATGAAGGTTAGTAGTAAAGGTGGTAAAGGTGCAGACGCCAGTACAAAGAATCTATTAGACTCGGTGGAAGAATTAAAGCAAACACCCGCCGGAGAAAAACTAGTTAACAAGTTTAAGAACACCATTGAGATATTGGAAACAGTTAAAAATAGTGGACAGTCGCTGGCACCATTGGT